AAGAATTAAAAGCTAGACAATACTTTGAAAAACCTTCTGAAAAAAAGCGTAGAAAGAAAAAAGAAGGTATAGCAAATGTTAAGAAAAAAAAGTCTAAGCTATTAAGAAGTAGAGGTTATTAAAGAATTTTACGCCACTTTTTGTTGTATATATATTATGGTCAGGCTATTCGTAAGTCCTGATGGCGTAAAAACAACGATAAGAAATTATCGGTGTCGCAAAAACGGTGACCTTTGGCAGTTTGTACTCCGTGACAAAAGAAACTGCCATTTATAGGTTACGCTTGACCTTAACAAAGCAGTCCAGATTGGTGGCCTGGAAATTGATCAAAGCCACTTGTAATTATTAAAATAATGATTATATAAATAATTGTACAACGCCATAATGGGTTGTACTTAAATAAACTTGCTTAACAAAAGGAGTTATAATGACTAATAGAGCAATTTCAATTTTTAATCAATTAAGACCACTATCAGTAGGATTTGATGATGTGTTCAATCATTTTGAACATATGTTAGATACAGATTTTACAAGTGTTCCTAACTATCCACCTTACAATATCATTAAGACAGGTAAGTATACCTATGATATTCAGGTTGCCCTTGCTGGCTATGGTAAGAAGGACATAGATGTGTCTTTTGAGAATAGTGTCCTAACCGTGAAGTCTGTAAAAGACAAAGATACAAAAGAGGTTGAGGATAATGACGGCGTGCTTCATAAAGGTATTGCCAAAAGAATGTTTACTAAATCTTTTACAATCGCTGATGATGTTGAAATCAAAGGTGCTGAGTTAAAAGATGGTCTTTTAGTGGTGTCTATGGAAAGAGTTATTCCAGAACACAAAAAAGCTAGAACCATAGAGGTAAAATAACTTAATACTAAAAGGCGGAGAGCATTGACTTTCCGCCTTTTTTAATATATAATGAATTTATGTTTAGTTATCTAGGTGGTAAAAAGTTTCAGGCAAAGTGGATTGCCAGACATTTTCCAAAACACATAACTTATGTTGAGCCATTTGGTGGTGCCTATTGGGTATACTTTGTAGCCAATCATCAAATAGATCAGGCTCATATAAATGTATATAACGATTTTAATAAAGATATAGCCAATATATTTTATTGTGCTAGACATAAAGATAGAGCATTTTTAAAAGAACTACTATTACATAAACCACAAAATAAAGAATTATTTAATCAGTTTAAATCAGACTTAATACCTTTTAACACCGACTTTGAATTAGGTGATGTACAGAGGGCTACAAAATATATTTACTTACAATCTCAAAGTTTTAGTGGTGATACACTAAACGAGAAAACAAAATTTGTAGATTTAAAAGGTAAATATAAATCAAAGTATCAACATTTTATAGATAAGATTTCTAATAAGAAATGGTTATATTTTATTCAAGGTATCACACAAGTACATAACGAATCATTTGAGACCATTATTGATATGTATGACAATGATGATACACTATTCTATTGTGATCCACCATATTATAAAATGGAAGATTACTATGTACAAGATTTTCAAAGACACCAACATAAAGACTTGGCGGAAAAACTAAAAAGTATAAAAGGTAAGTTTGTTTTATCTTATTATGACTTTCCAGAGTTAGAGACTTGGTTTCCAAAACACGAATATTTTTGGATTGAAAAAGAGTTTAATAAACAAAATGCTAGTAAAAGCAAGGGTGCTGGTAAAGGTAAAGAAATATTAATTACCAACTATCAACCAGCATTGACTTTAGATTAGTATTATGTTATATTACAAAATGCGGCTATCGTATAAAAGTATTACGGTGGGTTACCAACTCACAGACAGAGGAGCGTTACCTCTTAGCCGCTCCAAAATTAAAGGAAATATATTATGAATATGAAAATTAAAAATCACACATTTAAATTTAGAGTAGGTGATTCAGAGGAAAAAGGTGGTTGTACATTTATCGGTGGTGAATGGAAAGATGTAACAACAGATGAGTTATTTAAGGGTAAAAAAGTAGTATTGTTTAGTTTACCTGGTGCTTTTACACCAACTTGTTCAGGCCAACAATTACCTTTCTATGATGAAATGTATAATAAGTTTATAGACAAAGGCGTTGATGATGTTTATTGTGTATCAGTAAATGACGCTTTTGTTATGAATGCTTGGGCTAGAGACCTAGGTATAAAAAATGTAAAGATGATACCAGATGGTTGTGGTACATTTACAAGTAATATGGGTATGTTAGTTGCTAAACCTAAACAAGGGTTTGGTATGAGAAGTTGGCGATACTCAGCATTAATCATTGATGGTTATGTTGAAGTATTAAATGAAGAACCTGGATTTAACAACTTTTCAAATGATTTAGACCCTTACGAAGTTTCTGATCCAGAAACAATGCTTAACAGCATTGACAAATAAACTATACTATGTTAAATTATAATATGAAAGAGGTGATTAAATTATGAATCTATCAAGTGATACGGTTGCTGTACTAAAAAACTTCTCTGACATTAATCAAAACATTTTGGTTAAGCCAGGAAATAAAGTACAAACAATCTCAACAATGAAAAATATTTTGGCTGAGGCTGAAATATCAGAAAAGTTTGATAGCGAATTTGCTATATATGATCTACCAGAATTTTTAAGAGCAGTTGAGTTATTTCAAAAGCCTTCTCTTAATTTTAATGGTGGTTCAAATGTACAGATTGCTGATAACAATTCTAAACAATCAATTAAATACTTTTTTGCTGACAAGTCTGTTATTGTGGCGCCTACTAAAAACATCACAATGCCAGATAAAGAAGTTACTTTTACTTTAAAAAAAGATGACTTTGCTAGACTTCAAAAAGGTGTTATGACATTAAATCTACCAGATGTCGCTGTAAAAGGTGATGGTAAATCAATTACATTAGTTGCTACAGATAAAAAGAACAAATCGTCAAATGATTATTCTATATCTGTTGGTGAAACTGATAAAACATTTACAGCTTATTTTAAAGCAGAAAACTTTAAAATGGTATCAGATGATTATGATGTTGCTATTTCTAAACAAAAGATAAGTCATTTTGTAAATAGAAATAAACCTGTACAATATTGGATAGCATTAGAACCTGACTCTGAATTTTAAGGGAGGTTTAAATGTCCGATTTTTTATGGGTTGAAAAATACCGTCCTAAAACTATTAGTGAGTGTATTCTTACACAAGACTTAAAAGAAACATTTACTAACTTTATCAAACAAAAAGAAATACCTAATCTACTATTATCTGGTAGTGCTGGTATTGGTAAAACTACCGTAGCAAAGGCCTTATGTGAAGAAATTGGTGCTGACTATATTGTAATCAATGGTTCAGACGAAGGCCGTCATATTGATACATTAAGACATCAAATTAAAAACTTTGCTTCAACGGTATCTCTTACTGAACAATCTAATCATAAAGTTGTCATAATTGACGAGGCAGATTATATGAATGCTGATAGTGTTCAGCCTGCTTTAAGAAACTTTATAGAAACATTTTACAAAAATTGTAGATTTATATTTACTTGTAATTTTGTAAACAAGATTATACCAGCTTTACATAGTCGTTGTACCGTAATTAACTTTTCTATCACAAATGGCCAGAAAGTAAAGACGGCAATGGCCTTTATGAAACGAGTTGAGGGTATACTAAAAGATGAAAAGATTGATTTTGAGAAAAAAGTCTTATCTGAACTAATACAAAAACACTATCCAGACTTTAGAAGAATATTAAATGAACTACAAAGATATTCTGTTAGAGGTAAGATTGATAGTGGTATCTTGTTTAGTATGTCAAATGAGAATATAAAAGAGCTCACAAAGTCGTTAAAAGACAAAAGATTTAATGATATGAGAAAGTGGGTTGTTCAAAACCTAGATAAAGAGCCTTCTCATTTATTTAAAACAATCTATGACTCTTTGTATTCTAGTTTAGATACAAAGTCTGTGCCTCAAGCTATATTAATTTTAGCTGGTTATCAATATAAATCCGCTTTTGTTGCTGACCAGGAGATAAATATGGTCGCTTGTCTAACAGAAATTATGGCAAGTTGTAAATTTAAGTGAGGATAGAATGGCGAGAAGAACATTTTGGCGTAAATTAATCGTAAAAGTTAGAATGTGGTGGGTAGATTATAGAGGCCACCACGGAAAAGTTTGGGATTATGAACCAGGTGACTACTATATGGGCAGTCATAAGGGCCACAAAAAACACGAAAAAAAATAATGTACGAATTGAAAGATTATCTTAATGCTATAAATTTTAGCAAAGAGAAGTTATTAGATACAGACGATATTATGTGGGAAAAGAAGTACCCACCTTATATAATTAACAAATGCCTATCAATGCATTATGATTGTATAGCTCAAGCTAATGAGATAAACGGCTTTCACTTTCTTCCAAAGAAAATACAATTTCATTTTTTCATAAATAGTATCCGAAAGAGAAAACGATTTGGCGGTAAATGGTTATCATCTACCAAATTGAAGAATTTACAATATGTAAAAGAGTATTATGGTTATAGTAATGAAAAAGCAAAACAAGCTCTCAACATATTAACAGATAAACAAATTGAAGAAATTAAGTTGTCCTTGTTTAAGGGCGGGAGAAAACAAAGATGAGTGAACAAGAAATACAATGGTCGCCTGAAAGTATGTTAGAGGTTACAATCAAACAGCCAGACGACTTCCTAAAAGTCAGAGAAACTTTAACAAGAATTGGTGTAGCATCCAGAAAAGATAAAACATTATATCAATCTTGTCATATTTTACACAAACAAGGTAAATACTTTATAACACATTTTAAAGAATTATTTGCTTTAGATGGCAAAAAAGCCACATTAGTTGAGAACGATATTCAAAGAAGAAACACAATAGCAATCTTATTACAAGATTGGAACTTAATTGATATAGTTGAAAAAACAAATGTAGAAAACAAGGCGCCATTAAGTCAAATTAAAGTATTACCATTTAAAGAAAAAAAAGAGTGGACGCTATCAGCTAAATATAATAT